TGAAGAACAACTTGATGTGTTCTTTCAAGAAGGAGTCATTCAGTTTGACGTTAAGAAGTGGTCCCTTGAGAAGGGAATTAAACCGCAAATTGCGAAGAGGATTGCAGACAAATTCCGTCCTCAATTTGCAGAAATCACCGAGGCCCTTGAAGGCAACGACCCTGACCTGGTGGAAGCGTATAAGGGTTGGCGTAAGCCAGTTCTTAAGATCATGGCTATATTCATCAAGCGTATAATCGACCACATGATCGAACTTGAGAGTGCTGGTCTTGCGGTGCGTAAGCCTCGTAAGAAGAAGGTCAAGCCTGCTTCTGTTCTGGTTGCTAAGATGAAGTATAAGGAGAATGATGGTGATCTTAAGTCGGTCAATCCATGCGACATTATCGGTGCTTCGCAACTTTGGTCTTATAATCATAAGACTCGTAATCTTTCTGTGTATAATGCCGTGGGTAATTCAGGCCTTTCGGTCAGAGGGTCTACGATTACGGGATTTGATGTGGAGTCTTCTATCACGAAGAAACTCCGTAAACCAGAATCAGTCATTAAACCTCTTCTTGAGGGTGGTAAAATCTATCTTCGCAAGGTGATGGACAATATCACAACGACCGAACAGAAAGCAACTGGTCGTATCAATGTGGATACGATACTACTAAGGGTGGTGAAATGACTGTAGAAGCATTCATGTGGGCATGGATATACATGGGATATGTGGTAGCAACACTCTCGGTGTTGCTGCTACTATTCATTACAATTAATAACAAGGAATAACAATGACACAAAAAGTAATCGAGTTTCCCAAGAACAAGGTCGTTCGTGAAGTGCCAGAAGAGATTCATCTAGAACGGCAGGCTAAGGCTGATATGAAACAGGCTGATGCCATCGTTGACGAGATTGCTGGTATAATGCTTACAGAACTGGACAACTATTATGTGGACATAAATCAGAAACAGTTCGCCAAAGACATTATTCTTGTTGTGGATGCCTTAAAGGCTGCTGTCTATAGGTCATATGGTATTGACCATCATCTCCATGCATTCATCGATGACAATGTAAAACTCATTGAAGGTGACCTGGAGTCCTTATCTAAGGAAGAGATAAAGGAAAAGATTGAGAAGATTATGGTGGAACTTTCTGAAGCAAAAGAAAAGATTGACAGCGACGAGGAAGAGTGATATACTATATATTCACTCAATAAAGGAAACATTATGTCTTATATGCTGATAGACCTAAACCAGGTTCTAATCTCAAATTTGATGCAGCATCTAAAGTTTGTGACGAAGCAGAATGAAATGTCTGAGGATCTTATTCGTCATATGTGCATCAACACCATTCGTTCTAACGTCAAGCAGTTTCGTTCAAAGTATCCTAACATCATTCTTTGCTGCGACTCCAAGCACTACTGGCGCCGTGATGCCTTTCCATTCTACAAGTCGCAGCGTAAGCATGACCGAGAAGCCTCCGGCCTTGATTGGGGTATGATCTTTGATGTGCTTAATCGTCTGCGTGATGAACTCCGTGACAACTTTCCATACAAGACTTTGAATGTTGAAGGTGCCGAGGCCGACGATGTGATTGCCGTTCTGACAGCACGTTTGGCACCACATTCTTCTGTTCTTATTCTGTCGTCAGACAAAGACTTTGGTCAGTTGCAGAAATATCCTAATGTCACCCAGTATTCACCTATTCTAAAGCGGTTCATCAAGATTGATGATCCAAAGCGGTTCGTGCGTGAGCATATTCTTAAAGGTGATCGTGGTGATGGCATTCCAAATATTCTGTCACCCGACAACACATTTGCTGCCGGAGAAAGACAGAAACCACTAAATAGTAAACGCCTTAACGAATGGGTTACGAAGGATGCGTCAGAGTTTTGCACTACGGACGTTCTTCTTCGTGGGTATAAGCGTAATCAAATGTTGGTTGATTTTGACTATATACCTGATGACATTCGAACAAAGATCGTGGATGCCTACGAAGAGGCCAAGCCGGCTAACAAAGAGAAAATGTTGAACTACTTCATTCATAATGGTTTGAAAGTGATGATCGAACACATAAACGACTTTTGAGGATAAATCATGTCAGTAAAAAATGTATATGAAATTTTTGATGAGTTTAAAGAAGCAAAAAACAAATCAGAACGAATAGATGTATTACGCCGAAACAATACTCCGGCATTAAGAAATGTCCTGATAGGCACGTTTCATCCAGGTATCAAATATACCATAAAAAATATTCCTGAGTATAAATCAGAAGAAGTTCCTCCTGGTATGTCGTATGGTAATATAACGGACGCTTTGAGTAGAATATATCTATTCGTGGAAGGTAATCCACGAGTGCCTGAGAAACTTACTGATAAAAGAAAAGAAGAATTACTTATTCAGATTCTAGAATCTCTAGAAGAAAGAGAATCACAAGTTTTTGTAGGAATCTTGAAAAAAAATCAAAACATACCATATCTAACACATAATATTATAAGTGAAGCGATGCCAGGAATATTACCAAAACCGCCACTAAGTCAAGGAGAATAAGAGGTAGTATAACATGAAGAATAAATTTCCTAGTCGTAAAATGGATCCTCTTTATGCAGAACTTTTTGAAGAGGACAGAAAATATGGTGGTAAGCGTATTGAAAAGCCACAAACTGATATCAGCAAGAAACGGTCGATACGAAACTTAAAAAAGGCTTGGGAAGAACATGTTGATGACTTTGATGAAGTAGACGAGTTTTACGAACATTAAAAATTTCTCCCACCTAAGGATTATAAATAGTCCATAAGGTGGGAGAAAGAAATGTTAAAGCCTTCACAAATGGGTGTAGTAGGTACAAAAAATACCATATCCACACACAAAAGAAAAGTTATAACAAAATTAAACACCATCGCCAAGTCAAAAGGCCGACAAAAGAATGTCGCTGAGGTATGTCTCAAAATCATGGAGACACCATCTGGTGGTGTAGTTGATATTAGCAAGCTCAATGTTGCTGAAATCAGCGACATAAAAAATTATTTTGCTGAGGTCATGGGACCTATATGGGCTTCTGAAAGAAGTCTTATTCCAGGTCTAAAGTCCAGTGATTATACCTATTACTCTCCCTCCGATACAGAAAGACTTTATGACTTTAAGGTTTTTAAAGGTCAGCAAGAGATATTGATTTCGAATAAGCAAAAAACAGGAGGCACCAATACATTAAAGCCAGGTGATGTTATTGATCTGGTCAATAAAGATGTAAATCTGATAAAAAAATGGAAGAAAACCAAATACTATAAAGTATTTCAAATACTAGACAACAATAATGTTGTCTCAGGTCCGATAAAAGCAATAGCAGAACACTATCCGGATCTGGTTTCTGTTAAGCCTACTGAATATGAATCTGTTATAAGCCAACTCACTCAAAATGATGTTACTCTAGAAAAGGTACCGAAAAGTATTATAAATCTTATAAATAATGATCCTGTGGCGGCCGCAAAGTATAAAGAGACAGGTAAAGTTTCAGGTACAATGTTAAATTTTATATTTGAAAAATTGTTAGTAAAACAATCAGAACTAGACTCTATGTATCACGAGCTTTTTGTGGATGTTACGGAAGGTAATGTTCTCTTTTTAAAATTTGATCTAAACCAAAAAGGTAAACTAGCCTTTCTAATTGAAAACCCTAGACAGTCTGAAAAAAAGGCCAAACTAAGATCAAAACAAGGTGTCGAAAGAAGAAGTAGTACCGGCAGACTTAAACTCGATAAACTAGGTTTCCAGCCTTAATAGTAAACACTCTACCTATCCTATAGACTATAGGTGCGACATCCTGTCGCATCGTTTACATACCTTTTCTGGTTGACCTTGCCGTTCCGTTGTGCTATATTATGAGCATGATCACAAAACGCAAACGGCGGTCCGACCGCAACCACATAATCTACAGCTTGACCATAAAAGGCCAAGAATATATCGGTGTTACCCATGTCGAAAACGGCAAGGTTAACAAGTCTTTGGATCGCCGCTGGCGCAAGCATGTCGGCCGTGCGATGACCGAAGGTAAACTGTGGAAATTGTGTGTGGCTATACGTAAGCATGGCCCTGACAATTTCACTGTCGGTGTTCTGGAAATCGTGCGTGGTAAGTCTGCGGCTCATATCCGTGAGCGGGAACTTATCCGTGAACGTAAACCCAAACTCAACTCGGATGTGCGCTAATGTCTACATGGATTGGCTTTACTGAAGCGATGCAATTAAATGATCTGGAAAGACAGGTCTATTGTAAACAATTTATAGAGACCCTTGAACCTCGTTTACAATTAGTGGCCCTTCGCCGCTATTATCAGAACCAGTCCTTGTCGTCAATCGCCGAGGAACTTGGGATTTCTTATTCTAGGGCATATCAACTGGAATTGAAAATCATCGGCAAACTGATCAAACAATTCAGAAAGGAACATATGTAAACAGAGGTGCGACAATCTGTCACATTTACTTCCGTTCCGTTCTGTGCTAATATATGTCCATAATCGTGAAAGGAAATCTAATGTCCAATGCTCGCTTCGCTCCTAAGAACCCCAACGGCAAAGATACTGCTAACATCTTTGCGCTTATTCGCTGGCACGAAAACGGTGGTAAAATCACCAAGGTTAAATCGTCCAAGCGGCCGAAGCGTGGTTATACGGTTGGTAAATCTGTCAAAACTGGAGACAAGTAATGTCTGATATCGTTCTTTTTGTCGTGCTATTCGGTGCGCCTATATCCCTGGCCCTTGTTGCTATTCTCTCGGAGGACTAATCATGATGGTATATGCTCTTATAATCGAGGCTCACTGCGACGATGACCGTTTGATTGGTCTTTATTCTTCGGTCGATGCGGCACGGGCTGCATATGCTGAATGGGAAGACCGTCCTTATTTTGAGTTCTATCGTGTAGAAGCACGGGAACTGGACGGTGCTGCTTTTGAATGGGAGCCGTCGGCTATCGTATTTGAAAGCCACGCTGGCGTTGAATTGGAGGTCTAATCATGGTCGTGTATTATTCCCGTGAATGGTTGGCAGATGGTCGAGATCCTCA